CTTCTTATTCAGATGAGGATGACGCAAAGGAATTTGTTAGTCAATTTAATAGATCACTTCCTTATGTAGCTGCTGAGGGAGAAACAGATGTATCTCAATCATTCAGAAGAATGAAAGAGGAACTTAAGAGAATGATAGAACTATCAGACTCTTGACAATTAACTAGAACTCTGTTATACTTACAGAGTACAGGCCAAATACGTACACATTAAGGAGAATACTTATGTCTTTTGCAACTTTAAAGAAGAATTCAAATTCATCTTTTGAAAAACTGACTAGGGAACTTGAGAAGGTAGCTAGTACTGAAAAGAGTACTGGTGATGACCGACTCTGGAAACCCGAATTAGATAAATCAGGTAACGGTTATGCCGTTATTCGTTTCCTTCCACCCCCAGAAGGTGAAGAGCTTCCTTGGGCTAAAGTTTTTAGTCATGCTTTTCAAGGGCCAGGTGGTTGGTATATAGAAAATTCTTTAACTACTATCGGGAAATCTGATCCAGTTGGTGATCTTAATCGTAAGTTATGGAATAGTGGTAGAGATTCCGATAAGGAAATAGCTCGTAAACAGAAGAGAAAGTTATCATATTTTTCTAACATATATGTAGTCCGTGATTCTCTACATCCAGAGAATGAGGGAAGGGTTTTCTTATTCAAGTATGGTAAGAAGATCTATGATAAGATTGTTGCTGCAATGCAACCTGAGTTTGAGGATGAGAAGCCTATTAACCCGTTCGATTTCTGGACAGGTGCAGACTTCAAATTGAAGATCCGTAAACTAGATGGTTTCTGGAACTATGACAAGTCTGAGTTTGCCCCACAAGGTACACTTGGAGACTTCAGTGATAGTGAACTAGAAGAAGTCTATAGTAAGACTCATTCATTGGTTGAGTTTACTGCTGATTCTAACTTCAAAACTTATGAAGATCTAGAGAAGCGTTTAGGTACAGTTCTTGCCGCTAGGAAGACTGTAGTTGATATGGAGACTGAAGAAGCTGAAGAGGAATTAGTTCCTGTTGCAGCTGCACCAGTTCAAGAGGAGATCAAACCGAAACAAAGTACGGATGATGAGTCCGATACTTTAAGTTTCTTTGCTAATCTCGCTGAGAATGATTAAAATAAAAGGGGGTCTAACGACCCCCTTTTTTTAGCTAACTGGTTCTGATTCTCGCCAACCTTCCTTAGTTATTTTATATTCTGTATCGTATTCAA